GTTAGGGCTGGAATACCTGTCGTCGAATTGACACTAACAGTCAAAACATCAGTATCCCGATTAACAGCCGTAACCTCAAGAACGCCATCGTAAAGAGCACTGCCATCGGTAGCACTCCCCTTGATTCGCATCCCGACCTCAAAGTTGACCGCATGTCCTGTAATCAGTTCAAGGGAGGTGTCCCCACTTGGGGCGGTAGAGCCATGACACTGGCCGATTGCACCAGTACCGCTCCGGTAAATGTCCCGGCCCATGGCCCGAGCAAGTGCCGAAAGCGCAGAATCTGTCTTGGACTTTGCAACGTCGAGTAACGATCCTTCATTACCGTCAGCGGCTAATAACGTTTCGTTATCCACCGTAACAACTGCATAGTCCTTAACGCGAGTCACAACGAAGTCTTGCAGCTTCGTCCCGCCTCTGTTGTTTTGAGCAGTTTGGAACGTGGCACTACGACCAGTGGTCAAGCCATATTCAACCGCATAGGTGGCGTTCTTCCCGGGAAACTTAGTCTCCTTGGGAATCAAAGCCAGTAGAGGGTTATTCCTATAAACAAGGTTTTCAACCTTCTTATAAGGATACATGTGCTTCATAGCAGCAGCAAAGTTAGTACTGTTAAAAGACGCCATAACGGTCTTTCCTTTCTGATTTAATCATTGATAAATAATTTGCCCTTCCAATAATCATGTATCTCCTCATCGGTCATATCCTCAGTAGGAGTCTTAGTTGGTTGGGCCTCTAAACTATTGGACAATGTTAAATGCGACCGTTTGCCCTTTTTTGCTGATGCGTCTAATCCATGTAACTTCTTAAATTTTGCAATAACTTTCGGGTCATTGAAGATTTGATCTTCCTTCGACCTTAAGCCTTCTTCAACTTTTTGAAATGCTTCATCAAATGACAGCTCAATACCCGTTTGTTGGTAATAAGCCCCGATGCCCTGTGCTATATCCTGAGCGGTACATTGCTCAGTCGTTAGTGGGTAATTCTCTGCGTCTGTAGAACCCATGTAATCTTCGATTTTCGAGTAGAACTTTTGAATTTCCTGCTCTTGCTGCTTGTCAGCATGTTCTCTGAGTTGCTGGTTGTCTCTCTTCTTCAGCTCTTCCTTCAGCTCCTTCAGCTCCCTCTCGTTCTCCGAGAGGCGCAGGTCAGAACCTACCTCGTTACTCCCCCGGGCGAGCCTGTTTGTCCAGTCGGCATAGAAGTCAATCGGGTCAATGCCCTGCTCTTTCAGGAATCCTTCAGGGTCTTTGATGAATGTACTGCGGAGCTCTTCCGCTCCGACGATTCGAGACTCTCTGTCAGCAATCCCCTGCTCTCGCTTCTTTAGTTCGATCTCACGCTTGTTCTGGTCCCGGTCCTTTTTGATCTTACTCGACCAAGAGGCGTCAGACTTCTTTGGCTCTTCCTTCGCCTCTTCCCCTGCTGGCTCTTCTTTGGCCTCGACAGCCTCTTCCTGCTCGGGCTCCTCTGCCGAATAAATGTTGAAACTCGGCATCTCCCCTTCACCGTCAAATACTTCTGCCGGGGCTGCTTCTTCTACTGCTTGTGTCTCTGCTGCGTCTGCCATTGTTTACCCTATTGCTGGAGGACCAATTGCTCCCGGGGGCATCGCTGGCGGTGCTCCCATCGGCATAGGCATTGGAGGCATTGGTGCTCCCGGAGGCATAACCTCGGGTGGCCCCATTGGTCCCGGTGGCATACCCGGTGGCATACCGGGTGGCATACCCGGCCCCATGCCCATTTCTGGTCCTGGTTGTGGTGGTGGTGCTGATGGCTCCAACAGGGCAACCGCTTTAGCGATCCAACGCCGAAGCTTTTCAAGCCGCTCTTCTGGAACTCCGTCAATCTTTGCTAGGCTATATGCTTGCTGGAACCGCTCAACCCCCCACTCTAAGTTGAGGTAGGGCTCAGGTGGCTCAAACTTGTTCTTGTTGATGATGCCATCAATAAGCTTATCTATCAGCTCCCGAGGAGCATTCTTTAACTTATCCGCCCTCTCAAGGTCTGGGAACGGTAAGATCTGATGTGCCTCCTCCGTAGTCAGCATACCATTCATATGCATCTCGGTGACACTGGCCAGCTTTGCCGCTGGAGTCTGAGGAAGAGAGCCAACAGGCTGAACACGCATGATGTACTCGTCATCCTCCATGTTCACCTCCCCCCAATTAATCTTCTCTACGCCCTCCTTTTCGGAGAAACTAATAGAAGAATACTCTTCCCCACTATCAACCGCCTCTTTAACGAGTTGAATTAGCTGCTTTGAGATACTAACAAAGGCCTCTTCATACTCCTGCCCTACAACCATGAACCGCTCTGACTCAATATCTGAGACCTCACGGAGGGCAACGGCTGACTCTATGCCTGTTGGCTTTCGACTCTGAGCAGACAACTGAGAAATACCCGTCATCTCATAAGCTTTTTCCACCAAGCGGTCTAAGTGTGAGAACATCTCACCCGAGACAGCACGGGGTAGAAAGAACTGAGGTGGCTTTCCCCTGTACTGAACCATGCCCCAGACCCGATTATTCATCTGGGCATTGACGATCTTACTGGTATCCTCAATAAAGACCTTTGGGGTGGCAAGGTGCATCTGCTGCTGAATCTGAGCAAGGAGCTTATTTACCTCTACCTGAATCCCCTTGACCTCTTTGGCCAGCCCATCACCCCAGAAGGACTCCGGTGATTCTGTCCATCGGATGAAGATGAAAGGGAAGTGGTCCCGCTCATACTCCTCATCAAGCAGGGTAGCAGTGGCAATAGAGATAATATGCCGCCCATCCCCCGACTCCGGGCCAGAAGGAAGGTGCCAGGATTCATGACATTTAATCAGGTCTGAATACCTCGACTCCTCACCCTCGTTGCTGTCAACCTCCTGAACAGCCTCTAATATCTGCTCCTTGTACTCAGGGAACTTTGCCGCCAGAACATGACGGGAGACCATCTTGGTCTGAAACATCTGACGAGGATCTGAGGTTGAGGACTCCCCCGCATCAATGGTCATCTCTGTCAGCAGGACCCGCTCAAGCTTAGTCTTCCCATGCTCTATCAGGACCTTGATGATTCCAGTGCCCACAATGCAAGCATCCAAGAAAGCCTTCTGAGCAATCTTGTAAGCATTCGTTGAGTAAATCTGGCCCTGCATGAACTTCTTGAGGTTCTTGGCTTTGTTCTGCTGAGACCAGTCACCGCCAAAAGTCAGGAATGAAATCCCCGGCCTGTGCTTCGCTATCTTAGCCTGAGCTGACAGGCAGAGAGAGTGCACAATATTGAAGGTCAACCGAGGCCTGTTGCTTCTATATCGAAATGTGTCTTCGGAGTTATGGAGAGGACGACCACCATAAAGACCGATGTAAACACTCAGGTCGTTATAGAAATCATTCTGGTTGTCCCTCAGCACAGTGATGTACTTATCAATGGCTAAGTGAGGCTCTTTTTTGCTCTGCCACCAGAATATGTCATCGTAAATTCCATACATGATCAGCCAGCACTCCAGTTCAAGATTTGATCCTCAGTATAACCTAAGAAATCAGATGAGTCAGCTTCACCGTTTTTCTTCTGCCCGTCATCAATCTGAGCATCTTTGTCGTAATTATCCATCGAAAACCCCTCGTTTGCAACAGAAACTGCGCCACCGTACATATTATTTGCCAGCGTCAGAGGGTTAACTATCTCGATTTGTATGTCATCTGCTTTATAACTCGTCACCCCAAACTGAGTGAGAATCTCCAAAAGCTTGCGTAATTTCCTAGGGTCTTGCGGCACAATTCATCCCTTACTGGTTATAGAAGACATCCGAGGTTGAGTACCCTCTTCCCCACAAGTCTTCATTATTGCTGCTCTTGCTCTCCTCCTCACGGAGAAGACGCTCCTCGATCTTGTCCTCCAGCTCCCGGTAATACAAAGAAGTGCCAAACTCAGTAGGCTTCTCCTTCTCCTCAAACAAGAAGTGTCTCGACTCCATCCATGTGTATAATGCAGCATCACTGAGATGGTTGTCAAATCGCTTGTCTTCGGATGTACCTGCCAGATTATACTGTAACTTATCCCACTCTTCGGTTAACTCAGAACCAGCCCTGACCTTAATTAACCCCTTGGCTAAATCAGAGTTCATCATGGTAATGAGCCCCACCTTGTCCCCGCTCTTCTTCGCAGGTTCAATCGGGAGGCTGGTCCTCTCCTTGAAGGTCTCAAGAACCATTCGGCTGGCTCCACCCCCAGTATCCACCACAATCTTGGTGAAGTTGTACCTGCTCTGGTACTCCCGGATGAGGTCCTCAACATCAGAAGTCAGCATGTGAATCTGCTTGAACTCCTCCACAATAAACAGCTCCTCATGGTCCTCTGAGAATGCCGCTATGATGAACGCTGTCGGGTCATTATATCCAAGGTCAATCCCCATCAAGTACTCCCAGAAACAATTCTCGGGTAGCTGGTCATAGAGATTCGCCTCAGAATACTTGTAGACAATGGACCTGTCGTCCTTAACCCACAGCCCCTGATACTCCCGCTTGTATGAAGCCTCTGTCGGGTCAAGGATTCCAGCACGAACATCCCGCTCAATCGCCGTAATAGCCTGAGCCATATAGGGGTTGTCCTTGATAGACCACTTGTGGACAGAGTACCCGTACTTTGCCGACTCGGTGACATCAAAGAAGAACCCCGCACAGATTTCATTCGGGGTGCTAATCATGGCAAGAGTTCCATCAGTGTCGAGAAGAGCAGGACTCAACACGTCGCGCACCAGCTCCTTGACGTTGATGTTAAAGAAGGCAGCCTCATCAAGAACAGCCAGGGAGAAGGCAGCCCCTCGAAGCTTATCCACATCCGAGGAATCATTAGCCCCAGTAAAGATAACCTCTGAACCGTTCGGAAACTTTGCTATCAGGGCAGCATTATTGAACCTGATGCCTAGCCGATACTGCTTGTCTGCCTGCTTGAGCATGTTCCAAAGAATCCGCTTTGAGGCCTCTCTGGTCCGAGCGATGTAAACGCATAGGGTCTCTGGAGTGTCTAAGGCTTCCTGTATCAGGTACCTCGACACAGCAAAGGACTTCCCCGCCCGTCGGGTGCAGAGCGCGGCCTTCCTCTTGGCAGGGTCATTGATGAACGCCAACTGCTCAGGGAAGAGGTGCCTCTTGAAGTTAAGGGTGGTGTCAGCGGTCCTTTTGATCACCCGCGCTTTCTTGGGGATTCCAAACCTGCCAACAATAGCTTCCATCACGTCCCGACTGGAGAGCGTCAGGGTGGGCTTACGCCTCTGGGCACTCCGCCTTGCTACTGTCTCTGGCTTCAGAATTTGCTTTGGCATGTAGCCTATCCACCAATGCGGGTAAGTAGAGCGAGTTAAACTTCAGACTCCACTTCTTTTTCAAACTAAACTTCTGACACCAGAAGGACCAGAAGGCCGAAGGAATAGGCCCCCCATCAGGGAACTGATGCCTAACAAGCCCATGGCCTATCCCGTGGTGTCTTAACCTCTTCTTCACGAAGATGTAAAGAAGCGTGGGAAACCCCAACTCCTCAGTATAAGCCAGCCAACCAAGGATATGATCTTCATCTTCCTCAGAGGCCGCTATCAGGATAGTAGCATCTTTAACACAACTATCAATAACTAATCGCGTGGCCTGTTTAACCCCGGGGATATTGTAATCAACCGACGCTAACCACGAATGGTATATGAAGTCTTCATCGAGCGGTTCATAATCTCTTATCTTAATCATGGCTTCTTGCTTGAGGGACGACCCTCTCTAAGTGTTTTACGGGCTAATGACCTTAATTCGTCATCTGTCATCGTTGCTATCGCGTCAGTCTTAAGCTCCTTCTCAATGCCGATAAGCTTCTTGAGCCCATCATAGCACAGGTCTAAAGTTTTGAGGTCCTTAGCTGTAAGCTCCTCGTCTAAATCAATTATGCTTCTTAGTCTCTCAATTTGCTTCCGAGTAATCATATACAAGTCATGCAACAGCTTATGATTATCCGCACTTTGATAGACCGTAATGTTCTGGTCTTTAGGCATTATAGGTCAAGAATCACCCGTTTGACCAAAGTCTGTCAAGACAAATCCACATACCCAATTCTAACGAAATCAGGTACTTAGAAAAAAAGTTTGACAGAGGGGGGCAAGAAGTACATAGTCCTCACATCCCCCCTTAAGTCATGTATTACTAGTATTGCTAGTATCCCTTTAGAGCCTTCAAGGTCTTCAAATCGACCAAAAATTCAAGGAGGGTTACTTAATCATTAAGACTTGCATGTAAAGGAGGACACCCCCCCCAGAGTTCGACCAAGCAATCAGGACAGACATGGTGCCTTACTATGACATTGCAGCCTAGCATGTGCCTTGAGTTCTTAGGTCTGGTGCTTGGTCTCTCCTGTCATGCGCTAGGTACCCAGACCATCCCTACCCTAGACCTCCACCAGATACATAAACACGGTGCTCGAATGCTTAGACTGCTTCTTCTTCTTTCTCCGTCCCTTGATGGTGCTAGAGTGTATCCTTAGTACTACTAGTGAGTTCTTGCTCTAAGCCATTAAGCCCTGTGCCTTAAGAGTTCGGAGCTTCCCCTTCGGGTCGGGTGCTGCCAGGGGTCCCGTTCAAGAGGAACTTGAACCGACTTCGTCGCCCTTCTGCCCCCTAAGCCTTTGACATCAACACATTGATAAGACTTATTAACCGAGTGGCTTATTGATCCTTCCCCGGTAAATTAGATGAAGCTAGTCCCTAAGACCATGAAAAGAGGAGAGAAAGGTAGTGAGAAGGATCGTGATGGCTCATCAAGTGTCAACAGTTGTATACAGGCTGTATCCATTCTTAGGCACTTGGGTATGTTGTCTGCTCTCCTGCGTGAGTAAGGTTAAGCGGCCAGTGATTCTCTCTTGCCCTTCTTGTGCTTAGTACTGGCCGCAAAGGGTAGTGAGGCGTAAGGCGCTCAGGGTGGCTGTTAGATGAGTGTCTTAGAGCACTCCATGTCTCATCATGTCAGTGCGTTCGCTTCAGTCTATCAAGGGGGGAGAAGATGAGTGTTTCTAGGTACTTAGAGCGTTTTCCTATGCCTTTTGGTGATGTTTAAGCTTGTGTTTCCCTGCTAGAAAGGTTACAAGTTGACTCCGGCAGGGAGTCGCCGGGTGGTTCTAAACCTTATGGAGATAAGAAAATGCTACAGTTAACCGAACGTGAATCTGGCCTTATGCAAGCACTGCAAACCCTTACTCGTAGAATCGAGAGCCTTGAATCCGACCTGGGCAAAGAGGTTATCGCCCACGCAAACACTAAGTTCCTTTTTGAAGAGAGCAAGACGATGGTCGATTTCCTCACAGAAGAGAGCCAAGGGCTTGAGTCTTCCCTTAATCAGACTCGCCAGAATTTTGAAGGCCTTCAGGCTGACTTGACTGAGAAGACCCTTGGCTACAACGCTTTAGAGACCCGCCTTAATCGGTATGAGCCTAACCAGTTGCACGACATCACCATGCTTGCCATCGAAAAAGAGGAAACCCTTTCTTTTCCTGACTTCGAGGGAGACAACCACCTGCCCAACTAACCAGTCACCCATCGCGGGGGGAGGGAGAAACCCCCCGCTTTTTTTAACCTAACAGAAAAGAGATAAGTTATGACCAACATCGAATCCATCAAAGAGTCCAAAGCCAGAATCAAACGCGATATGTCAGAGTGCCCCAAGCGTGCCAAGATGAAGATGATCCGCCTTAAGAACGAGTTGACCGAACTGGAAGGACACGAGAAGATCCACACCCTGCGGGATGACATGCACCGGGACCCGGAGATCGCTGAGATCTGCTTCATCAAAGCCGACTTCGGGCACCAACTAAACGCCCTTGAGCAAAAGATGATCGAACGCCTTAAGGACCAGATTGCAGCCCAGAAGGATATGGAGTTCCCATGGGGGGATTTTGGAAACATGATCAAAGAATGGCGCGAAGACGACGAGACACATTTTCGCCTGGTTCGACACCCCGCACAGGAGCCAAACGAACACCACGACGGCATCGAAGCCTACGAAGAAAAATATATTTACTTCCCTGATTGGTATGCTTGCGAAGATGGACTTGTTGAAGATCCCATCAAAGCCGCTTACATGGGCTTGAAAGAATCCGAGCAGGAGCAGCTCGCCAGTTACAACCCCGCCAAGATTGCAGGGGTCAACGCTGCACTCGGAGCGCAATCCCGACTGGACAACAAGGGACGCCAAGGCGGAGATCATTACTTTCATTGGGGTGAAGTCGCAGAAGGTTTCCTGTCTGAAACCACCGCGGATCTCCCCCGCCACCTTGACCCGAATGTTTCTTCGGGGAAGGTGACAATTATTCGCAAAGGCGGGAGCTCTGAAGGGGTTGAGAAAAAGACCGAAGCAGACCTTGACCACGGAGCCAAAGCAGTGGCGGAAGCTAAAGCACTTTTGGTCGCCAACAAGAAGAAGGCCAAAGCAGCAAAGAAGAAAGACCTTGCCCAACGAATAGAAACGCATAACGCCATTCAAGCGGCATAACCCAAGGGGGGGGGGTGCCTGGCACCCTCCTTACCCTTGCCCTGTGGATAACTTTTTCAAAAAAAATTTTCTCGCTTCGCTCGTCTTCCTTGGCAAAGAGTGAAACGTGTAACAGCTCGACGTGAGCTAATGAAAGGCATGAAGACATGAAGAAAGTTAGTTGGTTGACATTGATTGTGGCTCTACTGGTCAGTTGTGGAGCCCCTATGAGAGGCCAGAGGTTGCGCTTTAACGAGGATTATCCCGAGTGTGACCCTGATAGCATGGAGGCTAGATGTGACCCTCAGACGCTAGAACACTGGGAGGACGCAGCCTTTGAGGAGTGGCTTAAGAGGCACGGATAGAGATTGGAGAAGAGAGAGAGAGGAGAGAGAAGAGAGAGGTGAGAGAGAGGGTGGAGGGAGGGTGAAGGGATAGAGGGGGGGGAAGTGGGTGGGGGATGAACAACAATCAGTGAAGGAGATGAGAGATGGGACGTACTTACAATTACAACGTGGATAGACTGAGAGCATGTGCCGGGTGTGGAGCAGGTGCCCACCAACTAGATTTGGGGTACACGTTTGAATTACTGGAGGGCGAACATGTTACCGAGTCTGGCTACTTGGTCGAGGTGACGGAGCCACTGTGGGAGTATGATGATTGCTCGTCCCCGGAGTCTGTTCGTGTGGTTCTGTGCGGAGAGGCACACCCGGGTAGGACCAAGGGCTGCTTCAACATGAACGGGGTAGTAGACAAGTTCCTCAATAACGAGAGACTGATTCGAGCATACTTGTTCTAACACACCACCGAGAAGGAGATGAGAGATGAGTACCATTAAAAAACTTGAGCGTGACATCAGGCATTATAGGCTTGAAATTAAGCAGCTTAAAGCAGACAGGGCGGATAAGAACAAAACGACGTTTAAGTCAGCGATGATCGATTCGCTTGAGGACGAGATTGACGAACTTGAGACGTGGAAGGACATGGCGGAGATAACCTTCAAGGGGCTTAATATGGAGATCAAGGAGCTTAAGAAGAGCAGAGCCCCCAAAAACAAGGAAATCAAGAAACTCAAAGAAGAAATCAAGGAGATGAGAGATGAGCAAAAGAATGAGCCGGAAGGAACGACTGGAGAGGCGAGAGTGGCAGGTCATGAAGGGCCAGCAGCAAGTGAGAGCTCTGGAGCGAGCAGAGGACCTACTGAATCGATTGGTTACGGTTGATGCTTATGGGTCGCTTTTTCGTGGCAAAGAGAGGATCGACCTCTTTGAGTTGGGGCTCATCCTAAGATTGGTCAAGGAAGCACTAGAAACATATGAGCAGGAGTAGAGGGATGCGTTATACCAAGCCGATTGAGCTATGGGGCCTAGAGGCAGACCTTCGATCAGGAGCACTTAATCTCCAAAGGGGGCAACACGTCACATGCGGGGGGAGCAAGGGCCGCTTCGTAGCAGTTGTCGGTCTGACCATTTGGATAGCGCACAGCGAGAAAGACTTTCAGGCAATGGCTGCCGCACCTTGTCAGGGCAGTGGTTACGCCAAGATGTATTCTCAGGCACGGCTAAAGGAACACCTCAAGAGAGGACTTTTTCTAGACTACCAAGAAGGAGAGCGAGGGATGAAGGAGTACGAGACACCAGAGATGGAGAACGAGAGACTTAGGAAAGAGAACAAGGAGCTTAAGGAAGAGAACGAGTTACTTAGGGAGACTCTTATTCTCGCACTGAAAGACCTATTGAACCGAGGAGATGAGTAGATGAGTCAAGAGTGTATTTTATGCGACAAGCAACAACACGGCACCGATGGGACGTGGAGCTTTACCGTTAACAACATGATGGGATGGGGAAGCAATGGGCATGAGGGGAAAGTGTGCATTGATACCTCAGTGAACGGTAATTGGGTGTACTTTGAGGTCACATGTCCCGGAGTAACGGACGAAGTTATTTATTACCACCTGCCAATGGAGATATATCGAGAGATTGGCGCATTGAAAGACCTACTAAACCAAGGAGATGAGTAGATGAAGAAGAGGCCAAGTGACTTTAAATTCCTAGACCCGCTGGAGTTGGCAACATTCAAGGCGAGCAGGAACTGGTGCCACAGCACAGAGAGGGTGATGTTTGACCTCTTGCATAGCCTTCCTGATGTTGGGAGCAAACGCATCAGCATTGAGAACAAGCATCGAACGGCGATGTTCGTCTTGGACGCAGTAAGGGAAGCTCTCGACGACAATGACCCCAGAGCAAACCCCAAGGGAAAGCGCTTTGGTACGGCGTCAGTAGGGGCTAGCAACACAGATGAAGAGATTGACGAGACACTGCATTAACCACCAACAGGGAGAGGATGAGGTACTATTATGCATGAAAAGCTTAAGAGCGCTAAAGTAGAGGAGGCCGTAAAGGTCCAAAAGAGGACGGATGAGGTGCTTGAGGTGGCATGGCTTCAGATGCAATGGGATCGAACAGCGGAGGAGAACGCGAAGCTTGAGGCGGAGAACGAGGCGCTTCAGCGGCAGATTCGATGCATTGATTTGCGGATTAAGCAGTTTGAGAAGGAGTCAGGGAGGGTGTACGCGAAGGTTGGTCGTGTCTATTCGTTCTCCGAAAAGCTGGTCGTGTCTTTAGCCATAGGAGTCCCGCTCGCTTTTTGGGTGATCGCTGGTATCCGCCACTTCATTAATTAAGAACAGATAAGACAGGGAGATAGAGATGGGATTCTTTAACGGAGCACAGAAGCTCAGGGATGAGCACGACAAAGAGCTAAAGGAAACGGAGATGAGGTATGACGCCAAGGCTGAGGAGCTGGATGCGATGACCCTGGAGCGGGATAAGGTGCTCTATGACTACAAGTCCCTGAAGGAGTTGCTTATTGAACTCATGGGTAAGAAGATTTCTGACAACTACATAGGAGGTAAGTAATGGAGCGGATTGAGCAGCATTTCTTTACGGGATTTCTGGCACCGATTGCCGCAGTGTCTTTTGGTGTTTTACTATTGGTCCTAGTGGCGCCTCCGGTACTCCAGTTTGCCGAGATGTATTGGTCGTGGTGGGATGCTCGACTCAGGAAGAGGCGTCTGGCGATTGAGGAGAGAAGTTACCGAGACTGGAAAAAGACCAAAGACCTCAAAGAAGAGATGAAAGGAGATAAGTAATGGTGGATTTAATCGGATGGTTACTGGCAGCCAACCTAGCAACATCAATCATCACTGACCTACGGGTTCAGAAGATGCAAGCCAAGCTGAAGGTCCTCATGGACTGTATGATTGAGGAGGTTAAGTAATGAAATATCTTGAGAAACTGGATAAGTCGGTAGATAGGCTGATAGCCACAGGCAATAAAGCAGAGCTCGTGATTACGGAACTACTAGCGGTGGTTGACGAGCTAAAGAAGAAGAACGATGAGTCAGAGAAAAAGATTGGAAGTCTGCTGGAGCAAATCCGGCTACTGAAGTCTTACTCGGTGGCAGACCGTGACCTGCTTAAGGACTACCGCACAGGAAAAAGAAAGGATTAAGCAATGGATAACCCAATAGTAGGATTCATGAAGACAAACGAGTCCATCCTTAAGACTCACGGGGAGTCAATAGGGCATCTGGTTGACATGACCATAAGCAACCACAAAGAAATCGAGAAAATGAAGAAGGTCTTGGAGGCATTAATTAAGGACGCCAAGGCCTACAAGAAGGAGATGGGTGATGGATGATATAATTGACATTAGTGCCTCCCCTGCTGAGAGAGCCGATCAGCTTTCCCGGTGGCTACTGAAGAAGACGCAAAGTGGAGAGATGGAGTGGAAGGAGACCGGGGCAGAGCGAACTGAAATTCGAAACGAGGATTTTTCATTCTTGACGGTTAAGTTCAGAGGCACCGTACCAACTAGGTCTAAATTCATTGTTCAGCTAAGTGCCGAGATATATGAGTCCAGTCTGGCACGTGCGACTCAAATCACCATGGGTAAATACACTTACGGTGTCAATTTTCACAGTCTCAGGATTAAGCTATTCAGCCCTAGAGGGAAATTTCTCCCATTCCTGCCACTAAAGGAGATGTCCGCTTATGGAGCCGATGACCTGGTGTTTTCTAGTCGGAAAGATTCTGAAGGTCCAATCAACCTCTGCGCAAAGGTGATGGAAAAGTACGGGGTCCACCATCCTGCATCAAAAATCTCTCACGCAGATTCATTGTTCTCTGAGATAAACGCAGGAGGTGAGTGATGTGGAGGTGTTATTTCTCGGAATACAAGCTTGGCTGGTTACATGCGTGTTTGTTCTTGGTGTTTATCCACAGCGCAATACGCCTGCTTGGTCTCACAGGGGGTGAATGATGGCTTGGAAGACGACCAGTGAGCAATGCTTGAAGCATGAGTGGGACCCATCATGGCCACCGACCGTTGATGACTGGCCAATGTTTTTCGTTTTCTCCGTCCTGGCTGCCTTGGTTTTTATACCAGTTCGCAGGTGGTGGGAGGGGCGTAAGCATGGAGCCTGAGATGAGTGAGGCGGCCTTGGTTTTGACACAATCCCTAAAGGAGTACTACCTTCCTCAACTCTTGGAGCTGGCGGAGTCAATCAAGGATGCTCTCTGGTGGGCCGAGTTTGCGGCAATAGTTTACATCATTGACACGATACTCTTTAAGCCACGGTTTAAATAGTTACCAACAGGGGAGGAGGAGAGATGAGAGGATTGAGAAACTTTATCACATACCTGTATGCTCGGGTGTGTTTGTGGAAGACAGTAAGAACCAACAGAGGAAGAGTGAAGAGATGAACCTACAAGAAGCATTAAGTAAGCATGTGAAGAGAGAGAAGCCGAAGACCCAAGACAAGGGAGAGAAGGCAGGAAAGAAGGATGCAGGGAAGTAGAGAGGAAGCCCTTCAAGAGGCCCGGGAGCTGCTCGAAGAAGTAGCCCCGGAGACAGCGAATGAAGAAGACATCTACGTGACTCTGCCAAGATGGGTAGTAGCCTCACTGGTTGTCTTGATAGAGGGTGAGAGAAGTATCGACGAACTTACGACAACCGATAATCTTTCACTTGACAAGGGTCGAGAAATAGAGGACATATCTATTAGTCGCTTATGAATGTATTGATTCCTTAATTAAGATATTTACAGAGTGACTAGTAGTACTAGTAGTACTAGCAAACGGGAGAGAGATATGGAAAACACGAGAGAGTTAAGGCAGTGTTCTGTCTGCAAAGAGAGTTTCACCGGAGAGGGAGATGCAGTGGATGGGAACGACCATTGCAGTCATCGGTGCTCGAACTATTACATTCAATGGGTGGTTGATTTCACCTCGATGGGAGGAAGTGAGTCCTGCTGGATGCTGTTGACCCTAGAGGTTGGCTGATTAACTGCGCTTGGGAGAGCGAGATAAGGAGATAAGATGAGTGATAAAGTTATTCGTATCGTGACAGAGAAGGTTATCGAGGGGCTGAAGAAGGGGACGGTTGCTTGGCAGAAACCCTGGAGTTCAGTGGAGGGTAGACCTAAGAACATGGTCAGCGGGAAGCACTACAGGGGCATAAACGCCTTCTCACTGTGCGAGCCAGTATCGGAGAGACCAGACCCTAACTGGCTTACAATGAAGCAGATAAAGGGCCTTGGGTTGCGTCTGGTGAAGGGTGAGAGATACACCCCGGTCGCCTTCTGGAAGTGGACGGAGAGAGTTAAGAACGGGAGAACTGAGAACATTCCTTTTGTTCGGTTCTATCAGGTCTACAATCGCCAGCAGCTCGAAGGGGCTGAGGATATGTGGCCACTGGGTGAGGTGGGGGACAAGCCAGAGATGGCAGAGGAGGACTGGGAGAAGGGGGCGGCCTTGATGCTGAAAGGTTATCAGGACCGTGGGGGCTCTCATATCCAGTTCGGTGGTTCATCGGCGTTCTATCGTCCGGGTGAAGACACCATTGGGATGCCCAACAGAGGGGATTTCATTACTCAGGCCCAGTACTGGAGCACCTTGTTTCATGAGGTGGTTCACAGCACAGGGGCAAAGAAACGTCTGAACAGGGAGATGAAAGGATTCAGTTCAGACAACCATGCTTACTCGAAGGAGGAGCTGGTGGCAGAGATGGGAAGTTGCTTCGTCATGGCAGACCTTGGAGTGGATGTTCACTTCAATAATTCGGTAGCTTATCTTCAGGCTTGGCTGAATGAGTTAGAGGATGACCCAAAGCTATTGATGCAAGCAGCACAACGGGCTGAGAAGGCCTATGATTTTATTAAGGGAGTGAGTTGGGATGACAGGAAAGCATAAAGGGTTTGAGGGATTTCAGGATTTAGAACCAAATTGCACTAATATTTGCCCCGAAATTGTCAGGGTAGAAAGGCATGATGAAGACAGTAGAGATTCATTTGATGAGCAAGACCTGATTCAGGTGGCGCAAAGGTACAAGGAGCAGGGTAAATTACATGAAATGTTCATCGTTCTGGCCCGGGTGTTTGCACCAGAAGGAACGGAAGTAAGAGCAGAAACAGCACACATTGGAGAATGTTTATGAAGACTAAGTTAAAGCGTAAGGTCAAAGACCGTCTGACAGCGATGTTCCACAATTACCCTCACATGACAGCAAAGAACCAGAAGGTTAAGCCCCTGTTGTCGTCGATGATTGAGAAGATTGTGGATGAGGAGTACCCGGAAGAGAACGCTGTTCGTCGAATGGCTTTGCGGGTCGAGTTGATTGCAAACATTGAGAGCCTCATCCTTGAGTTGGGGCCAGTTACCAGAAACCTTAATTAGGAGATAGGAAATATTATGAGTTCAACAATAGACCACCGACCCGAGAAAGTTACAGTGTCAGCCCACAACGCAAAGGTAAGTGTCAGGGCACACTTGTCTGAGAGCGGCTTTGAGTTTCGGACCACCTGCATGGACTACTCAGGAAATGTGGAGGCCATCGCAGAGGTGACGACCTACTCGATGAAGGAGTTCACTATTACCAACGCTGACTGCATTGAGTGGTTTGAGTCGGATGGTGTCCTGACCATCAAGCACAAGGGTAAGCCCGAGGCTGAGGATGAAGCTGACACTGACGAGGACTAGGCACTAACTGGGCGGGGGGTCCGATCCCCCCCGTTTCACCCTGGAGATAAGTAATGGTGTATTACGTGTTGGGTATAATCATGGTCCTGTGCATCTTGGAGCACAAGCGGCTCGACTATAACTGCGACAAAGAATTAAGGAAGATCGACGAGGACTATGACAAAGCGATGGAGAAACTCAACAACAAACATGCCGCGATGGAGCTGGAAGAAACTCTTTCTCGGCACCGTAGAGGAGATAAGTAAATGTGTGAAGTAGAAGTAGTAAATGTTCTGGACCTATTGAATGACTTACAGTTGCAAGTCGTAATCACAAATATCACCATGATGATCTATGGGGTCACTTGGTTCTGCGCGGGGCGGAGCCGGAGCCGGAGGCAGAGCATCACGATCGACCGCGATGGGGACGGAGAGTTCACGGTGAGCAGCAACGGAGAGACAGTGACCGTTAAGCAGGGAGGAGATGAGTAATGGCCGACAAGAAGCAAAAGACAGAGGAAGAAGAAGTCAGCAGAAAGAACCTCAAGTTCATAGAGATTAGGAACCTTGAGGACCTCAGCAATTACTGGCGTACAGAAGTAGCAAAGTGCAAGAAGGAGAAGACCAATGGAAATTGAAAACCTCACTGACTATCGTAATTCAATGGCTTGGAAAGACGACATGGTGATTAGCGAAAGCGAATACACCAACCGCGATGGCGAAGTAATAACGAGCAGACACCGAATGACTCCGGGCGAGAAGGACAAGCCCTACCATATGAGATACCGAGCTGTTTGCCGGGATGGGTTCAACGTAAGCATTCAGACAGGGTGGGCGAGTCGATGCTCACCGCGGTATAGTGACGATGCCTATGCTGACTGGGATGCCTGGGAGCGAAAGAGATTAACTCATTACTACTCGGCTGAACTGGGCTACCCCTCTGCACCGGATGACCTGATTAAGCCATGGGCCGAACTCGACTACGGGGAGCATGACCTTCTTGAGGCGGGGAAGTTCCTTGAGGATGAGTCATACATTGAGACTGTTTACAACTATGTCCCCTCGGAGATTATCGGGCTGATGCTTGCCTGTCATGGAGGGATTGACCCAGAGGATAAGGGAGCCAAGGATGTGCCGCTCGGAGTCATTGAGCAAGTTGAGTTCTGGGAGAAGCACGAAGAGGAGGCAAAGAGAATTAAGTCAGTAGTCGGCAGGAGAGACCTCAGAGGTGAAGAGGCAGTGCTTGAGTATGTCCGAAAGGCAAGACGAAAGATCAAGGAGGCGCTCAATGCCGCTGAGTAAAGTGTTAAGTAAGGTGTTAGAGGAGCATGTAGTTGCTGACCCTACCAACCCCACCGTGAGTGAGTTAACCGCAGTCGTGATGTGCCAGCGCGGAGAACTGGACGATGCGGCGGATGATAGGGAGGGGATGGAGGCTCAGATCAGTTGCCTTGAGGCTATGGTGGCGGACCACGAGACAAAGATTGATGAAATCAAGGGCGTATTGAGAGAGGCGGGTGGGGTCTTTGAGAACCTTTGTTGCGAAGAGCCTTGCGATCAAGAAGCCGTTAAGGAAATCGTTGGGGAGATTAGGTGGTCGCTCAATGACTAGCAACTGGTTCACGGTACTTCAGGATGCAAGGAAGCGAAGAGGCGAGTGGGAGGAGTTTGTAAGAGCGATCGATGGGCTCAGGGACAGAATGAGGGCGGTTGATTGGGAGGTGAGGGAGCTTGAAGAGGGGGGAGAGGCACAGGAGATGGCACTTTACAGGGCAGTTGACGCTCTTGAGGCTCTCCCCCTGAAAGCAATTAGCCCACTTATCAGTGACATTCGAGCAAGTCTCGGAGAATACTTGGAAGGAATCGCTTAATGACTAAATCAATAACACCTGACAGCAAGTGGTGGGACATGGAGCTCAAGCGGACAGAGGCGATGAAGGAGTCGCTCGATTTGATTGAGCACCTTGCGCTTTTTGGAGAGCATGAGGCTATTGGTGAGAATTATGGGTGGATAGAAGACACCATCAAGAAACTCAAGGAGGTATTAAATGATTGAGCATGACAACTCATTTACAGCAAGCAGCATAAGCACAGGGATGCAATGCCCTAAGATGTACGACTACAAGTACAACAAGCTTTACAGGTCACTTCCCTCAGCACCGATGAGGATTGGCACCATGGTCCACAAGGGGTTGGAGGGGTACTGGCAAGGGCTGAACCATGACAGCATCGTAGACAGCATGGTGAAGGAGGCATACGGCAACAATGGGGATGATTGGTGGCTTACTGATGAGGGCAAGATAGCACTCATTAAGTGTCGTGCGTATCTGGATGGCTACGAGAAGAAGTGGGGGAAGGAGAAGTTCACCGGCAAGGACATCTACACTGAGGTCGAGTTTGGGTTTGACCATTGGTACAACGATGGGAAGGGCCTTGGCGCTGATAAGGTTCGTCACCTTAGAGGCAAGATGGATGTTCTGGTCTATAACCGGAGGGCTAAGAGGGCCACTATCGTCGAGCACAAGACAACGGGTACGGCAGTGAGTAAGCCCGGGAGTGGCTACTTTGACAACCTTAGTATGGATGTTCAGCTGACCATCTATCGAGAGGCAGCAAAGGTATTCCTGGAGGGTAAGGGCATTGAGGTTTCAGTCAGTGAGATCGAAGTTATCTATGACGTAATCGAGACAGTAAGGGGAGGACCAAAGCAAAGGACCAAGGAGCAAGGAGGTAAGCGAGTTGTACGGAGAAAGGATGAGACTGAGGAGGAACTAGCAAAGAGAAAGGATGCGAATGAGGAGACTCTTGGGGAATACCACGATCGACTTACCAAGTTTTACGAGTCAGAAGAGGGCTCTATGCGGTATGTACGTAAGGAAGTCGTATGCTTAGAGTCAGAACACGAACAAAGGTTGCAGGAGATTCTTAGGTATGCTAATAATCTAAGTGACGGGGAGTTCTTAGAGATTAAGTTCACAACAAGCTGTGGTAGTTACAGTGGTTGCCCGTTCGTTAATGTTTGCACAGGGAGAGAAACATTAGACAGCTCGCCAAACTTGGTAAAGCTGGAAACTAAGAACCCCGAGTTGGATGGGAGAGGGAGCAACATGGTTTCTTTTCCTATCGGGGACTAAGGAGATAAGGTGAAGATTGATTTAACAGTTGACGAAAGCGAGATTAGGAAGGCAATCCTTGTATTGTTGGGTTATTCCGGATGCGGCAAGACCGCATTTGGAGCCCGGTGCAAGAATCCCGTATTCATTTTAACCGAAGATGGGTGCCATGCTCCTGTCTCTAAGATTCCAAAGAAGGGGATCATCACGAAGTGGGAAGATGTTCTCGCAGCAGTGGACTACCTTCTTGAGAACGACCACGGGAAAGAGACTGTGGTTATCGACGTACTCAATCAGGCCGAGAAGCTTTGCAAGGCATACGTCCTTGAGCATGAGTTTGGTGGCCGAGTTTATCCCAAGGCAGGGAAGAACAATCCTGTCGCCTACAATGAGTGGGGTCTGGGTGATAAAGCGCTTGAGGTTGAGTGGTGTAAGCTCCTGAACAAGCTCACAAGGCTCCGAAACGAGAAGGACATGTTCGTGGTCCTCCTCGCTCATGAGGGGCTTCACCGTCAAGGTAACGCTCTTGGTGAGGACTTCCTCAAGATTGGTGGAGATATGGCTCGGGCGGTCTGGAACACCACGCATCGGTGGGCAGACCAAGTTGGACACATCCAGAAGAATATTGTCGTTGGCAGGAATCAGGATGAGTCAAAAGCTAAGGTGAGAAGCACCTCAAGCAACAAGGGTGAACAGAGGATCATCTACTTTGATGGCACTGCCGGAAGGGATTGCAAGAGCAGGGATCAACACTGGATGAGTGATTCATTCGTGTTCAGCTACAAGAATTATATGGCCGACTACAAGGCCAACCAAATTAAGCACAGAAAGATAAAGGGAGCATAACATGCCAGCACTTAATCATAAGCCAGAAGAAGATGACGGGACCGATACCTATGAACAGCTTGCCGAGGGGGTTTACGCCTACAAGGTCAAGACCATTACCTTCCCCTACATCTTCCGAACAGGGAGCGAGGGGATGCGGCTCTGTCTTGAGGCTTGGAACCCAGAGACCGGGCGAGGGTTTGATACTTGGGAGAACATTGTTACCTCCGCACCAAAGGCGAAATGGAAGCTTAAGGAGTTTTGTTTCTCGCTTGGTCTGGATTATGACAACCCCAATCTTGATTCCGATTCTTTTCTTGACCGGCAAGGGAAGGCGAAGATGCACCGTGAGGAAGGGAGTAAGTGGCTTTCAGTAGACAGTTACCTTCCTGCTGAGGCTGAGGAGGTTGACGAGCGGGGAGAGGCCGTCAACTTAGACAACCTTGAAGATGTACCGTTCTAAATAAGAGGCGGGGGGGGGGGACCTGACCCCTCCCTGGTCACTTCTGTGGGGCTAGTCCTTATCTCCTAGTCCTGCATGGTGCTCCCCCCCCACCTTTATTACTTAGCGAGAGGAGCTATCATGCCTGAAATCAAGTTACATACGTCAACTCGTAATCATCCCAAGATCCAACGACTGAGGAACGAGCTCAGTGCTGAAGGAGTCCTCGGACTCTATAACCTCTGGTGCTTCTGCAAAGAGTTCCGACCAGATGGCGTTCTCATGAATATGAGCAAGTCAGATATTGCCCTCGCTGCCAACTATGGAGAGTGGCGAGATGACTTAGGTGATCAACTTGTAGACACGCTTGTCCGACTGAGACTGCTCGACAGGGATGAGGATGGACTGCTTTCTATCCACAACTGGGAGAAGTACAACCCCAGTAAGAAGAGAAAGGCTACTGGGACAAGTATCAATAAGGTAGCCGTTACGGGAGGCGAGCTGTCCAAGAAGATTCATGAGATTGTTGAGCACTATAAATACGTGCACCCGACAAGAGGTAAGAACATTCAACCGGGATGTGAGAGCTGGAAGAGGATTCGTAAGTGCTTGCAAGAAGGACACAGTACTTACGACCTGAAGCTGGCTATCGAAGGGAACGCTCTTTGCCCATGGCATAAGGACAAACCGACAGGTCACTCGATTGAATACATTTTTAGAAACAGTACAAAGATAGAAGGATTTATTGAGAGGGCTAAGGACCCAAATCGCTATGACTCTAAGGAGGAGCAAATTGGCCACCACCGAGGAAGCAAGGAGTTCGGGGATGGAGATCAATCAGCTGGATTTTAGTTCAGATCCTGACGATGTTTGGATGCAAGCAGTTCATAAAATATGGAAGAGGGACCAAGAACTAAAGGCAGTTGCCAAGGCAGAAGGAAGGGAGTTCTGTCCGACCGATGATGAGGGGATTCAACCACACCAGAGAATTGATTGCCTTCGGGCGTGGGGAGTTCCCGAGAGAATCCTCACAAACTTAGGGGTACTGAAGGAGACCAGATCAGTCAATACTGTTCGGGCCTTCGCTCTGTGCCCAAGAGAAGCTTGGTGTCTGGTTCTGTCAGCAGATAAGGGAGCAGGTAAGAGCACCGCAGCGGCAACATGGCTCTATGAGAATGTGCCAGCAGACAAGAACGCTTACACCTATCGCTACTGGTGGACAGGAACAAGGATTGCTCGAATGAGCAGCTATGCCTCCGAGCTCGATAAGATGATGGCCTCCAGGCTGATGGTGATTGATGACCTCGGAGTCGAGTATTTAGATAAGAATGGAAATCTTCTTCAGAAACTGGATGAGCTGATTGATTGGCGATACTCCAATTACTTGAGAACTATTCTAACAACAAACCTCAATGCGGGAGAATTTAAGGACCGCTACGGGGAACGTATTGCCGACCGGATAAGGGAAGGCTTTCAGTACGGAGGTAGCTTCATGGAGTTTAGTGATCCATCCATGAGGGCTAAACAAAAAGAAAGGGAGTGAGAGATGGAACAGTGTTTGTGTGGGGCTAGTGATTGTCATAAGTGTTACCCGTTGAGCTGGAAAGATAATCTGTTCGACGAGATATATGACGAAGATGAGATAGATGATGATGAGGATGGGGAGGAGATAAATGATGACTATACTTGAACTAGTAGCATTAACGGCTTGCACAATGACGTGCTTGGTTTTTGCGGTAAGATTCTAAAGAGGGAGCGGGATAATGGGGGATGATTTTGTCTGGCGGTTTACCATTCTTGGGAAGCCAATTAGTCAGAAGAACTCAAAGAGAGTGGGCATCACTAAAGGTGGAAAGCCCTACATGTATACTGCGGCCAACGTCAAGAAGTGGCGAAAGTCAGCAGTAGAACAACTGAAAGAGCAGTTACTCAGTTGTGGCTATCCGCCTTTAGAAGACAAGACTGAGATGGAAATCACGGTCATGTCCTATCTGGGGAAGGGCCAGTCGTTAGATTCAGACAATCTCTCGGCTGGCCCCTTGGATGCGATGGAGGAAGCAGGTGTTTACGGGGATGACTATTGGGGAAGACGGATAATCTCTGACAGGGATAGGTGTGCGGATAACCCAAGGGTTGAAATTGAAATCAGGATGTACGGGGGTAAATCATGAATATCAGCGAATGGGTAAAGAAGAGAGCGAAGAAGAAGGAAGCGAAGCAAGACCTGATAAAGATCAACGCTACGTTATCCTACATAAACCATTGTTCGAGGTTAGCAGCCGACGTGGGGGCGCAGTTTAAAAGGCGTTATGCGTTAGGAGGTGACGCTATAGATTATGAGCACATGGCAATTTCTGATACAACCACGGTAGACCTGAAGAGGGCATACGGTGTTTTTTATGCCATCAAGCTGGCGAAGCAAGACCAGTTAAAGGGGCGTGAGCCTCGGAGAAATAAGATAATTAAGCCAAAAGGTATCAATCAAGCAGAGGCCAAAGGGCCAACAATAAAGCTAAAAGCTAAAGGAAGTATCAAGAATGGGCGATGTAACAAAGAACTTCTCACGCCATGAGTGGGCGTGTGAGTGTGGCTGTGGATTTGACAAGTTGGCAGAGCCGACAGCAGAACTGGTTCAGAAGATTAGGGATAAGATGGGAGCCCCTATCTCGATAACGTCAGGGTGCCGATGTGCTGCACATAACGAGAGCATCCCCGGGAGTGCTACCAAGTCTAAGCATCTCCCCGATAAGGACGGAATTGGGTGGGCACTGGATATTCGTCTAGCAAAAAGAGGCTACGGATGGCGAAGGTCAAACCGTGAAATCCTCAATCTCTACGTTATCGCTGACCAGCTCGGCGCCAAAGCTATCGGGCTCTACCATGGACGCATCCATATAGACCAAAGGGCTGGCAAGAAAGTCCGGTGGATTGATGAGTCTTTCAACTGGAAAGATAGTTAGGTATGATCTGGGGACTATCTCACCGATTTGACCCTAGCTCCGCGAAGATAGCTGACAGACATTATTCCCGACAGAAAACAGGAACAAACCAGTTCTCACCCCCGGGCAGACTATGTGTATTGCGCATAGATAACTCTGCCCTCTGGGGGGTTGTCCATCAAGAAGCCATAGACCACCAGTGGAAGAACTCATGGAATAACTTCATATTCCGTAATGAGGGAGCAGGTCTGTCAAGCGAACTCATCCTTCAGGCAGTTGCCGCCACTCGATACTCTCTTGGAGACCCGCCAGAAGGAGGGCTGATCACATTCATCAACCGGGGTAAGGTCCGAAAAAAGAGAGACTTCGGGAGGTGCTACAGAAAGGCGGGATTTATCGTGGTAGGAGAAACGAAAATCAGGAAACATCTCGTTCTCCAACTTGAGCCTGATAAGTTTCCTGAGATGGACTTGCCTATCGGAGCACAACACATGCTCTTCTAGGACTTCCTTCTCTTCACATCCTCCATGATGGCCTGTATCTGTGACGCTGTGCTGCTCTGTCTGCCCTTTGTATGGGATCGACCCAAGGTGTAGCTTGAGCCACAAACGGCGCTTAGAATGGCTCCTACAATCTGAGTGTAGGGGTTGCTTGGCATACTGGACATTACCACGCCCGACACCATCCCGAGGGCTGAGATCCAGAACTCTGATGTTTTCCATCCCGGCTTACTTGTCATCGCTATCCTCCTTGGCCCATCTTATTCTGACTTCCTCACGAAGCTGATAGAAGGCCGCTCTGAGTGTATCTGTGCTCTCTTGAAGTTTGTCTATCTTATCCTCAAGGACCTTTTGCTTATAGTTGGCGACACCACCGTTGCCCTTGCTGGTCAGTTTTTTGACAAGCTCTACAAGGGCCAGAACGACCCCAACAAGGGCGGCGGTGGCGGCGCTATCTTCCATGGCCTATTCTTCCTCGATGAACGTTTCGCCTGTATCACCTTCAAGCTCTTTAACTCGCGCTGACAATTCCTGCACTGATTTGATGAGGGGCGCAATGAGCTGCGTGTATGCCAGCGAATACTCATCAGTGTTTTCGTTGTAGTGAACAAGCGCAGCATCGGGCGTAACGGGGCCGACTTCCTGCGCGATAAGCCCGAGGTGCCGCTTGTCGCTATCGTCGTCTTTTCGCTTATAGCTGACAGGACGGAGCGAATTGATGTAATCAACGCCCATGTCCAAGTCTGTAACTTCCTCTTTTAACCGAGCGTCTGATGTTTCGGTCAGCGCGACGCAACTTAAGTCACCCGCCATTACGATGTCTTGTGACCCGTCAACAGTCATCGCTACGTCACCCGCCGTGGCAATTTGAAAAGTCCCTCCAGCTCCATGGACATAAGAGGCATTGGCGAGTGAACCGACAAAGAAGCTCTCGGCAGCCCCCGCCATGCCGATCGTGTACAGTTGTGTCCCACCGTCCTGTGACAATTTGATAAGGGGGTTGTCGCCCTCCCCGCCCAGGTTGTCATCATCAGCGATAATATGAAGCCCACAATCCCCGTCCGTCTGAAGGACTAGCTTTGCGTCTGCTGTGAAGGCATCTTCATAAATGTCACCAATAACCAGAGCTGCCTGACTCCCTGCCCCCTGCGTCGTCAGCCTCATCCCTTCAGTGCCGTTCAGTTCCCATTGAAGGTTCCCGGATGCGTGATTCGCGTTGAACACCAAATGCTTCGTTGCTTCGAGCTTGGCTTGAGTGACATTATCCCCCTCGGTGACGTCGAGATGGTTTCCGCTCCCCGTGGTAACTCTGAATTTGTCGCCCGTCACATTGATCAAATGTCCGCCGACTGTAATCACTACTGCATCAGCCATAATATCCTCCTAGAACGTTGTTACGTCGATCCACGCACTGGCTCCACCTGAACCACCCGCGGTGAGTGTTACATGAAAATACGGCACTTTGTACGGGAAGTTGACCACTGACAATACGCCATCAGCAAGGGCAACCGTCTGATAAAGGACTACCTTCTCATCCGTCGTACCGGGGGCAAACGTGTAATACACCTTAAGGGTGCCCGTATCCCCGTCAATAAGGGCGTGAACGGATGCGCCCTCTGATTGTACCACCTTGGTAGGGAGAAGCGCCGCTGTTTCTGAGAGAGACCCCGACCAAGTGTTCGTATATAAATTTGTTTTTGCCATGACATTAATCCTTTAGGTTAAGTGCGTCTGTGCTCTACAGCGCGTGTTCCTGATAATCGTGATGCAGGGAACCTGCCTTCTTTCCATTGAGGAGCTGCTTTAGGTCCCGGCTTGCCTTCTTCTTTCGGGGCGAATGTATTTCTCAGGACCTGATGAACCTGCGGGGGAAGCCTATCAACCCCCATCGCAAGGGATAGCTGGTCTTTCGCCCCCTGAGAGAACTTGCCCTTATCCTCTGGATTAAGAGAGGCCATCTCCGTAATGATTACTTGCTGAATCATACTGGCGGTCTGAGGGGCAGACTCCTCAAGAGCCTCCCACTCATTATAGCTCAAGGTCTCCTCTGCCATACTTCTGAATATCGCTCCAGCACCATACTCGTAAACAGCAAGTTTCTCGGAGAATGCCTGAATTTCAGAGTCAGAGGGCTCTATCTCCTCGCTAAACATGTCAGTGTTTACTGTGCGGGGGAGCGCCTTGGTGACAAGATTGATGTATGACTCTAGGCCTTTTCTTAACAGAGGATCTGCAATTGGGGCATAGTTGCTTATATTCGCTGCTATTTCCTCTATTAGCCTTTCTTTCATTCCAGGGTTCTTGGCCAACGCATCAACGATTGCCTTTGTAACTCGATACTCTGCTCTCCCGTATCTATTGTCAGGCTTGCGCCCAATGAAGTGTCTGTATTCGGGCTGATTCTTATCTGTCACATGTCTGGCAATTGCGTTTGACGTGAAGAGTCTTGGCCAGCGGGTTACTGTGGCTCTCCCAATGAACGAGGAGGTTCCAAACTTGCGAACATATCCACGAATCCAGTCCTTGTTCTTCTGATTCTTTCTGTGAAGCTTAAGATAGAAGTTCTGCAACCGAACAGCAGTTCTCATTGGCGTGAGAGCCATTCTTGTTTGTGCAAGTGCTGGTGCTCTTGTCGCCAGTGCAGCAAGCATTATGGCCGTCGGGCCTCCCCCGGTCAGTCCGGTAATCGACGCAATCGCCCCCGACCCCCACCCCGGGATCATAGCCTTTGCGATATGCCCTGCATTCATATCGTAATGCTCCTTCTTAAGGGCATCTGCATATCGTAACGCTGGCTCCATATTCGTCTTGAGGTGATGGATATGGTCGTCAATGTTTCTGCCAGTAACTTCAGCACCATCAACCGCAGCATTTATCCAGTTCGCGGCTACGCCGGGAGTAGTATTGTAGTGGTCTCTTGTATACTTCAGGACATCTTTGCTGTGCTTGATATAACTCGATAAGCTCTCCAAGGTTGACTCATAGTTTGAGTGGTTAACCCCTCGCATAAGTTTTTCGAGCTTTACCTTGTCTGGTCGATATATGGGACTCCCTTTATATCTCTGGATGGGGTCTATCTCTCCAAACTCCTTGATGATGTGTTCATAGTCCCCATCTCGGAGACTAAGCATGTGGTTTGCTTTTAGCTTTTGACTCGTAAGGGATAGCTTCTTTGGGTCTCCAAAGGGATGGAATCCCCCATAGTGCCTTGGGGATGCTGTCCACACCTTTGAGCCCGTAAGGAAGTCTGTAGTCTCGTTCTTGAATATATTTATGAACTCCTGCTGCTGTGCAACATCTCTCTGAAGTCGCCCCTCAATCATCTCCATGTGGACTCTTGCAGATAGCTTTTCTAGGTGGCTAAAGACCTTCGCATTGAAAGGCACATCCAATACACCTTGAAGTGATGGCTCTGTTGCAAACACATTTGCAATTCTTCGCGCCTTCTCCTGATAGCGAGCGCTGCCCTGCTGAGTCGGGCCAACCTGCCCTGCGGTAGACATAGCAGTATCCAGTCGGTCCACCCAGTGTGCAGTAACCCCTGCTTGTCGAGCATTAAAGACCCTCTCCCTTGCCTCTCGATCTAACCAGCTAACAGTGTTTTGCTCAAGAAGGAGAAGCTTGTCCCTGATAATCTTAAGCTCATGCTTTGTTGTCTCGTTCAGCAGATGAGCCGCCCCGCCAGTAGGTCTTCCTGTTAGGGATAGCTCATCCACCTGATTTATCAGGGTCCGTATTAACCCAGACCTAACCTCATTTCCCTCTGTATCTATAGTCCCCTCGATGAGTTGCGAAACCAGCGCTGAGGAACTTGCTGCCCCCTGTCTTCCTGGAGCGACGCCCCCAACCCCACCAGTTGCAAGAGGGATTCTTCCAGTCATAAAATTACGAAGCGACTGTAATGAGTGGCCTTGCTGGTCTATTTTCCTAATGGCGTTATGGAGCTTGAATCCGTCATCAAAGTGATCAGCCATTGATCTGATTACTTGGTCTTGACTCTTAACCATCTGGCCATGAGCAAGCCTCGCATCTCTTCCAAGCTTCCCTTCTAAGAGGCTTTCTCGATACTTGTCCTTAGTCATAAGATTATGCAGGGTGCCTAGCTCATCGGCCTCATCTGCAATGTTAGCTAATGCCTTATCCATCATGTCGGTGTCGCCAGCGTAATCGACCATTCCCGTATAGGCTTTACGTCCGCCCCGCCTTATTGCGCCATACCCCATCTTCCCTAGTGACGTTACGGTCGGGATTGCAAGACCAAGCATTGTTCCCCATCCAATGCTTTGCCCTATATTCTCCATTGCCTTATCAGGATCTCCGTGGATGAGCTCCGCAAGGTTGTCGTTGACTGCGTAACCAGTGGAGTACAGGAGAGACTCAGCCCCGATTGCCCCTACCTTTGAAAGCAGTCCAGATGCAGCTGCTCTCCCGAGGTGTTCTTGCCCTAGCGGTCTGGCGCTTCCTGCAAGGATCTTAGCGGCTATCCCCTGCTCAACCTTCTGCCCTAGCTTGCCAATCATCCCCGGCGCTGTATATTTCCAAGGGACCTTCTTAACTGTTTCTCGAAGGCTATTATAACCAAGCTTCTGTAATAGGCTTCCTGTTCCGGCCCTTCCGCCCGATGCAAGCACATAAGCCGCAGTAGTCCCCAAGTCTGCCGCCATGTAAGACGTTGGGTTGGCCATAGCCATCTCTCGGGTAGGCAAACCCGCCAACTCCCCAAGCGCAGAAGCCCCACGCATCGAAACGGCATCAGCTATGCCGAGGGCTGCGGTGGGCGCTGTCCATAGCGCACCCCCATAATCCTTATTGGCTTTCCACTCGTAGGCTTGCCTGGGGTTCATGAACTCCGCTTGAGGGTCGTTCATGAGCCGGTCTTCGGCGTCTTCTCTATCGTACCTCTCTGCTATTCCCCACTCATCATCCGGGTCCCTGGAGCCATCCTCAAGCCTCTTGTAGTACCTGATGGGGACTTTCTCATCTATGAACTCGGCTATACCAAGACGGAGAGTATCCTTAACATACTCATCCTCAACATCGACGACCTGACTCGTCTCTTTGTTCCTCATATAGACCATTTATATTATCCTAGAAGCTTAATGGTGTGCCGCCCCCGGGGCCGTATTTTTTCTTTGGTGCCGTGGCCGATGGTTCTGGCTCGGGCGTGACCCTAACTTGTCCCTTAAGGCCTCCAACGACCTTCATTCCCTTGTTGATTATATCCTCCCTTGTTCTTGCTTCCTTGGCCTGTTCTTGGGTTTGTCCTGTTCTCAGGTCCTCATCCTCATTATATGTCGCCATATAATCCATATCCATTGCCTTATCCCTGTCGAGGAATTGTTGTATTACCTTCGTTTGCTCCTCGATTCCTGCAATACTATCATCATGCTGAAGCACTTCATTCCTGAGCCATCTCTTCCCTGCGTCACTCATCAGGTGATAACGCCTGCTTCCTGCGAGCATTACCCTTTGCTTAAACCTGAGAATCTTCCATCTGCCCAGCTCACTATGGTCAGTCAAAGGAACAACGTTCATCGCTCGTTCCGCCTCTTTTTGCGCAATATTCCCAACATCTCCAAGCATCTTAGCAAGATTGCTAGCAAAGGTTTCCTGAAAAAACTTTAGCTTCTCAAGGCCTTTCATGGCTGCGATTCTATCATCTGCACTAATGAATTTTCCATCCTCCATGAACCCACCACCAATGGCACTTCTCATGAAGTCTGGCCAACCCCTTGTGTCCCAATGTTTAACCACGTTTTTTGCAAACCATGACGACTTCCCGGACTGCTCCCATATCTTCTCAATCTCCACGAGTTGAGTGAGCCAGCCCTGCGCAGTTGTCAGCCTGTCTCTCTCACTGGCAGTGAGCTTTACTCGCCCTGCTCTTACTGCTCGATCCTTCATGGCGGCGAGAGTGAGAATCCCATTCATGTAGATGCCTCTAAGGTTTCTCTGCTCTTGCTTTTCTGCCCCTAGCGCGGAAATCTTAGTGTCAGCACCCTTCGCCTGTGCAGACATTATATGCGTGTCTCTCGCAGTTCTGGCTTCAGCCTTATCGACCTCCAGCTTGGCATCCAGCTCAGAAAGGATGTTCCTGTGCTCCTGCGTTTTTACCTTTGCCCCCTCAGCCTTGATCCCGGTCTGAATAATGTCTATTGCGTCGGCCTTATTTTGCTCGATCCAAGCCCTTTTATTCCCAATAATATCATACTTATCTTTATAGTTTGTCCTCTCCTTATCTATCGTCTTAAAGCCTTTCTCTATCGAGGCTAACTGTCCATCCGTATCGGCCTTTATTGCCGCATGAAGCATGTCGTAAACCAAGAAAGGGACCGTCTTCCCCTTCCTTCTCATGGATGTTCCCATCGTAAGGGCGAAGTTTGCAATCAAGGCCAGCCCAGAAGTAAGGGTGAACATGGTCTTTCCCGCGCTCCACTCCTCTTCTCCTGTCTCAGGGTTGTCCTTAAAGAACCCGAACATAGACCACGGGCTAATATCTCCCCGAGCCTTTATCGCATCAAGTTCTTTATCAACCTCGCCAACATGCCGGAGCCCCTGCTCTAGTCCCTTCTGTTGCCAGAGCTCCTTTTGCTCTGCCGCCTTCTCCTTTGTTGCCTTTTCCAGTGCTAATGCAGTCGCTTCTTTTTCTGCCAGACCAATCTTTAATCTGGATATTTCCTCAGCGCCCTCTTTTTGCTGATCTAACAGAGTCTTTGTCTTGTTGTACTCATCAGTGATGGAATTACTTAGGTCATCTGCCCTAGCCCCAATACCCCTCTGAATATCCAGAAAGCTTTGAACATCATCAGATGCCCCCTTTCTCGCTGCATACTCCTCGTTAATCACGCCAAGGGCTTCTTCTGGTGTTGATGGGATCTTAAGGTCTGGCCGAGAAGGGGTTGCAATCTCTTCCTGCCCCGGTGGCAATGCTGCTGCGCCACCAGCGCCAGTAAACTCCCAATGCCACCACTCCTTTCTCCCGGATTTAACTTCAGTTGGAGCAGTGTTGACAAACCCGTACTTGCCTGCATTCGCATCCAGCCACTTAAATTCAGGGGTCTCCTTATGGCCTGTCCGGTACTTCTTGCCCCCAACGAACTTTTCCCCGTGAGCAGGGTCAGGGACCATGAAGATGTCGTAAGCAAGCTTCTTGACGTGCTGGCCTCTCGCCGCTCTCTCTCGACTCCAGCTAGGATGCATCTCTATCTGCTTTTCAATCGTTCTTTGCCCATCTGCGATGTATAGCTTATTGCCTGTTTCGGACTCATAGTCCTGCTGCATTCTCATCATTGATCTAGCAGCGGGGGTATCAACAGGGTCATAAAACAGACCACCGGTACTAGGACTTTTTCCCTCAATGCGCTCTATAGGCCCTGCCTCTCCAAACCCTGCTTTACTGTCTGCCTCTTCTTGAACCTCTTGGCTTAACTCTTCGGGCGATGGGTACAGAATCTCTTCTGGCGCCTGTGTTGCCGAGGTCTCTTCCCCGAGTGACCAGCCGGGGTATAGTTGCGCCTGTGGCTGTGTCGGCTGAGGCGTGGGCGCAAGTGCTGGTGCGGGTATCGTGCTTGGCGGAAGACTACGGGGAAGCGTTTGAATATGCCCTGGCTGACCGGGTGCAATATTCGACTGATTAGGATCGCTGCCCGGCCTAGCAGGGGGTGTCTCGGCCTTCGTCATTGTCGCCACGCTGTCGGCATCTCGAATACTAAGGCTCTCTAGTTTCTGTCTCCTCTCCTCTGTGGTGAGAGATTTGTCACCTGTAATCGCAAGAATTGTCTCCTTCATCGACTGGTCTGTTAAGGGCTCCATTATCGGCTCCTTCTTCTTTTATTAATCCTTCTGTGCAGACTGCCTATTTCTGTCTCTGGACTAATATCAAGGCTCTCAAGCTTTTCCCCAATATCAACATAGGGAGGCTTCTTGGGGTCAGGATCTCCCGGCTGACCTTCATCGCCCCATATCGCCTGATTCAACCCGCTTGCTGCCATACCACCAAGGGCACCACCAGCAGCCTTGCCTAGTGAGGCTCCTGCTCCAGTCCCCCAAGGACCAGCAACAGAGCCAAGCGCTCCACCAAGAAGACCACCGAGGTAGCCCCCTCCTGCCGTTCCAGCAATTCCAGCAGCTCCCTGAGCAAGAGTTTTAGGCTCACCGCTCTGTATTGTGTCTATCCCTAGCGACCCTGCCTGTACCGCTGGTCCTGCGATATTCCCATATCCTGCGGCTGTAAGGCCTTTCCCAACCAGCCCCTCTGCTTCACTTCTTGCTAAATCCAACACCGCCTCTTTAGACTCGTCCCGGGAAAGAATATCGTATGCTGCACCACCATATTTCTTAACATCCCCAACAACACCAAGAACGTCATCAACCCTTTGTCTGGCCTCATTAGCCATATCCCTGTTGGCGCTCTCCTCCATCAGTGACTCTTCCAAGTTCGAATCACCAAATGCTGTTGGCTGACCGCCCATCGTAGGGTCCTCTACCCTGCCGGGGGGACTGTCCCAAGGCTTATCTCCCATAAGATCAAGGTAGTCTTGGCCAATGGGCTCCTCTAGGGACTCCCCTACGTCAGCCCGATTCTGCCTTTTCACGCCCTGATTGACCGGGTACACTGGTTCATTTTTCTCGCTGGAATTTGCAACAGCCCCAGAGGCCTCACCTCCGTGGAAGGCGGCTCCTCCTGCCAATTCCTCTCTGGCACCAGTTGGGGTCCACGCTTCTTCAGATCTGGCAACATCTCGGGAAAGTGCATCCTGTACCGCAGCGTTCCAGTAGTTAAATGTCAGCTCACTCTTGAACTTCCACGCCTCTTCTTCGGCTCTCATCCGGGCAATCTCTTCGTCAACGCCCATCTGCATCAATTCGTTTATGCGCTTATCGCGCTCAACGCCAAGCTGAGTCTCAACATTCAGATTAATCTCGTTAGCCTTTTGCTGCATATCCGCATTGCTAAGGTTTAGAGATTGCTGCAACTGGGCCTGAAGAACCGTAGTCTCTTGCTCCATTCGAGCATTCTGAATCGCCCTGTCCTGCTCAAGTCTGGCTTGCTCTGTAGACGCTCCCTGCTCCATCTGAGCCTGCTGTGCTGCAAGTTGAGCATCCATACCAGCCGCCTGCATCTGCCTCTCTGCGGCTATCCCAGAGAGTTGTGCGCCAGCTCTACCCATCTGCTCACCAGCAATCCTGGCACCCAAGCCCACATTCTGACTGCCTCGAACACCTGCCTGTTGAGCCTGAATAGCCCGAAGCATTTGGTCATTCTGGGCTTGCATCCCTGCTGAGATTTGGCCCTGTGCCATGCCCCCCAGTGCAGCTCTGCCCGGTCCAGCAATCTGACCAGCCTGAATCTGGCCTGTTGCTGCTACCTGTCCCGGTGCTCCAACAGTGGTCCCGGCAGCCTGACCAGCTTGCATAGTCGGAGCTGCTGGACGATTTGCCAGATTCTGCATCAAGCTCTCTCGATTTGTTGGGTCCGTATTAGGCCCAAAGGCACCCCGGGGTCTGGCAAACTGTGACACGACTGACTGACCTGCCTGAGCTCCTATCGCTGTTCCAATCTGATTCGCTCCTCCGGGCAAGGTAGGTAAGGAGGGGTCAGGTGCCGGAGAGAGATCAGACCTGTCTGGATTCATTCTCTCAGGTGCTGCCTCAGCTGCATCTGGAAACATCCTGTCAGGCTTCTTTTGTTTTGCTGGTTCTTGCCCCATCTAAATTCTCCTAGTTCGCGCCTACTGTGGAAGCAGCGGGAAGCTTTGCCAGACTCTGCTTGTAACCGTCAGCCTTGATTCCGATCTCAAGCGCTATCTCGGTAATGGTATATCCCTCGTCAGTGCTCCCAGAATTGTCGGCATCCACAACTTCAAATTGAATTGCCTGACACTTCTGCTTACTCAAATGACCCCTGAACTGCAAAACGGCATCAGTAGCCGAAGTCGTTGAGAATGTGTAAGTATCCACAACCGTACTCGTATCATAGTCGTAGTAAACATTCACCGTCAAAGTATGTTTGTCGATTGATTCGCCAAGGATATGGAAATTATAAACTCGCTGGTATCCCTGAATCCCCACCAGATTAGTCCAAGCAGTCTTAACCTTCATCGGAACATAAGTGGCATTATCACTGTATGCCGTGGTGCTCTCCAGATACATGCGGGGGTTCTTATTGGTCGCGTGATGAAGAAGGCCAATGTGAAGTCTCTTCTCTCCGCTAACCGGGCTCAGTGCCAGTGACCCACCAGCTCCAGCGCCATAAGTATCGAGGAGATTATCTATCCCCCACTGACCGAACGCATAATTAAATGTGATAATCTTTACGCCCGAAGCTGTACCGGATACCTGAGAGAGAAGAAAAAACACAGTTTCCTGCTCAGGCATAACCACAACATCTCTGACTGTGTATGGAGTCCCTCCAGGAGGATTAAGAAGATTCTCGACAGAGGCCCCGATATGGGTGACTGACATGTTTCTGCCCAAGAGATAGATTCTTGTCCCTGTTCCCTTGTCGGATACAAACAGAATCCCTCCATCAATAAGCTTAACTGGAGAGCCCTTTATTGCCCCAATCGTTGATGGAACCCTCTTGGCCTCATAGAACCCACCAGCCCCGAGGTTGTCTGGTCCTTCTCCACTGATGAGATAGATAGACCTCTCGGTAAACACAAAGAGGTTTCCATCCATACTTCCGAGGGCTGTAGGAGGGTCTGAAATATTATCAGGAGTCTTAATGTAAAGAGCCTCATTGAAGGCTACCCCAAACCCATCCCTGACCAGCTTAGAGTAATAGACAACATTATCTTTGCCAATAACGAAGAGCCTGTCACGGTGAGCCACAACATATCTAGCAGACGCAGGAGGTGGTCTGTTCGCCAGCTCCCCGGAGTCAGTATAGAGGAACTTGCCCGTTGCTGCGGTTGTATCGGGGATTGCATCGACAACAGAGATATAACCAGTGCTGGACTCTGAGTCTGCATCAAGAGTCATGATGTGATTATAGATGCTTCCGCCAGAAGCAGTCCGGTAGAGGGCAATCTTAACCTCATCCCGATAGGCGTCCTGTAGGTGGGGGAACGGGTTATAGGTTCCGATCTCAAGAGCGGCCAGCGTGACGGTCACTTTCCTGTTTGAACTATTGGCGGTTACTGTGACTTCTCCTGATGGCTCGCTTTGGTGAAGGTTGCCCTGTCCATCGACCCACTCCCACACAGCCTTATAGTAGTACACCCCGTCAGTAAGGGTATCCGAGCCTGAGTATGATAGAAGGGTTAGCCCTATCGAAGGCCTGTTGGGGAAGTTGATTGCATGGAAAGCATCACCGTCATACTGGAATAACTCCTTGTCTGCCACGTAGAGCACATCATGGAGCATCCCCTTGCTTGGTGCTGGAACATCCACCCGCTCCTCATTGTATCTCCTGAAGTCAAACAGGTGAGTCGTCGAGTTGAGTACAAGATCTCCAGCAGTCCCGAACCTCTCAAAGGCATGTCCAACAGGGATAGAGACCGCTTCGCCATTAAGATGAGCTGCCAACCCTGAAGCTGATGCCGACTTAAACCAGTCAGACCGCCACTCCTGATTGAAGGAATTAAGCGGCAAATAAGTTCTCTTCCAAGGAGGCTTAACCGGGTCAACCAAGTATGTCCCATCAACCTTAAAGGAATAGACGGCTACAGGCCCACCAAGGAAAGCCATGGTGCTTAAGGTGCCTCCACCACTCGCGACAACCGTTATAACTCCAGCCCCAGTCCCTGCAGAAGCATATCCTGCTCCATTATAGCTGTATGTCAGCCCAGAGCCCGAGGCCTTGTAAAAGGTAAGAGTGTCGCTGAAGATGATTGGTGGCTCGAAAGTCACTGTCATGGGGGCGCCACTGGATGCAGCCGCTATCCCATCAAAGAGATCGGTCCCATTGAACATATTTGCGACAATGCCTGATGATGACGCCCCCGATACTCCGCTGCTAAAGTTTCCGGGGTCATCGCTCGGGTCAGTATCCCACAGTGTAATCGTCTGTAGCGGGGCCGCTGACTCAACGGTTGGAGCAGTTTTCCCTGAGTTGGAGTCCTGATAGGTCCCTACCGACCATGGGTTTCGACCGAGGAGAAAGGTGGCGCTTCCTTTTGTCGTCAGCCACTTATAGCTTGCAATGGCTCCTGAGAGACTATTGTGCACCCCGTGCATTATCGAAACTCTTTGCTGCCCTGATGCGGCTGCTGGACCTATCGCCGCCTCTTCTCCGTACTCAAAAAGGAATATTACGTCCTGATCAGAAGAATATAGCGGGTTAACATCATCCCTAAACATTCCCTTTGTGAGGAGCGTGCTGATTGCTATTGCTGCCTCAGTATAGGATGTTGCTGCCTCAGCACAGGTCTTAAGCCTTATGTTCGTATTGTCATGACAGAAGAAGGATAACTTGTTCGCGTGAGTCCCTGTCACCTCTGCCCGGTGTATAGCCAGGTGTCCCTTGAGGGTATGAATTGGTCGCTTCCACTCATGCACCCCTACCGAGGTCATGCTCTGCATCTCATAGTACGCCTCATAGTCTGCCTGAGCAGTTCCCCCAGAGGTGTATGACCCAAACCCTGAAGAGTCTATCCCGTTGAGAGTGAAGGCATTCGAACTAGTTACTGTTATCGTGTAGGTGTTTCCGTTCAGCTGCGTCATGCCAGACACGCCAGAAATCTTTACAACATCCGAAGTAGCAAAACCATGACCCACAGCGTTAATAGCGCAAGGATTGGCTTGTGTCGCTGCGGAAATTGAGGCGGAAGTGTTGTAGGTAGCATAGACGTTAAGCTTCGACGTATTTGAGCTCGTGCAAACATCAAAACTTGCTGAGGTCGTAACATAGGCTGCACTCACCGCCAGAGGGTAACTTGAGAGGGGAATCAACACCGTTCCCGATGCCGACTCCTGATCCGACGCATTGTCTACCCGGATGGTTGCAGAAGTGGGGAGGATAGTCCAGAGGTTAAGAGTCCCCTCATCTTCACCAATAACTACAAATCTTCCCGAAGAACTATTATAGACAGGACGCATCCTTCTGCCGTTGTTCCCCGAGTACTGGGCTGCTCCAAGCTTCAGGTCAGAAGCCATCACAGCATTAGTCTCTCGGTCAATAATGGATGCTCGCTTCGTATAAACCTTCTTGTCGTTGGTTCTATCCCACCCGACATCAACGAACGTCACACAGGCATACTTCCCGTCGCTACTGAATGCCGTTTGGGAGTCCTCTTGTCGATACTGAGAGCCCTTTGATACTGGGATGATTTCGTAATCAACCCCCTCCGAGAACCCCTTGTCTCCAACAAACTGACCTGAGCCCGGAGAGTAGGTGCTTGCCGGAGTTACTGTTCCAGCAGCTCTGTCACCGATAATCGTATTTCTTGCTACAAGACTACCTTTATACCCGATAAGATCACTACATGCCTGATCGACTAGGGTGTATCCCTTCCGCTTATTGATTGCCCCAAGCTTGTCAAATCGTCCATTCTCAAGGGTGGTGAGATTCTCCTTGGGAAGAGCCTTATGGTCTACCTTCCCCTGAACGCCTTTTGAGAACTTGATGCTAGCTTTTTGTTTTCTTAGCGGCATTTAGAACACCCACGCAGTGATGGTTGAATTGTGCGTTGGAACCAGCTTCAAGTAAATTGAGTCATCCGGACTTATTTGCTCATAGATAGAGCCATTGAAATAAGTCCCATCAGCCTTAATGCGCCTAACAATCATATATCCCTTGTAAGACCTGCCAAGGCCATGAGGGATAATTGTTCCTGCTGTTGTTATATCTGCGGTAACTAGCTTCCCGTCAAGAATCGCTACATCTTTAAGCGGCCCCACAGACTCCTGTAGGGTTGATTGCAGTCTGTTTATCTGGGGATTGTCCCCGTGAGTGGGGTCAAACCGTTTCACGCAAAACCTCTCAGCCAGCCGGGTCGTGTTCCCTCTAACTCATCGAGTATGCCTGTTGACTCTCCTGCATCCCTATTGGCTGCTGCCGCATCTATCCGCTCTCCTATCGCTTTAAGCTCTCGCTCAATAACAGTAGTACTCAGCTCCTCCTTCTCCTTCATCTTGTAAACCGCTGTGACCACGGCATACTCCTCCCAGTTAGACATGATGAAAGAGCTAATCTCATCATCATCCTCCTCCAGGTCCTGAAACGCAGGGATATACCAGAGTTTAACCGTTGAGGTGGTTGTTGGCTCAGGGATGATTTCAATACCATCTCCCCTGACTTGGTACTGGTAGTCAGCATATCCGCCTCTGCCAGTGATAGCAGTGGCGCTGTACCTGCTTCTCTCTTGGAACGAGAACCGTTTAGCGCGAATAGTCTCACCAGCCTCGATAATATCCAGCCCTAGACACTTATAAAAGTTCCTAACGCCTAACGAATCAAAGCTATATTTTGACTGCCCACTAACAAGATTGAACTCAACAGAGGTAACATAATAATCCTCGAACTTAAGAACTAGAATGTCATGCAGCTCGCCAAGGCCAACATTGATATATCTGTCGATCTCCCCATCACTAAAGAAGTTATTCCCGACAGCATCAGCCCTCGTTCTTGCTCGGCTTCTAAGCTTAGAAAGATCTGTTGGCATATCAAGTCCCCACGATGAATACTTCGCACTCAGGAGTCCCGCTTGCAGAAGTCAGGACGAGATCATTGGCAATAGCCACATCTGGTATGACGTAAATACCTCCAGCAGGAACAACAACATCAACATTGGATGTTCCAGCGGTGGTAACTCTGGCAGTCACACTGATAGCGGCGTCATTATTCTTAATCGCCAGCATCGTAATTCCTCCGGAGAACATAGACAAGTCAAACGTTTCTCCGTTATCATCACAATTAACCTCAAGATGAAGATACTCATCAGGCCTCAGCGCGTATGCTGAAGGCTTAAACTTCGTTCGTGGAGTACTGTAGTCAGAGACCTTGGAGTAAACCCCCTTGACCTCTAGCTTGGCATAGTCAGCCATAGCTACTCCTCCCGGCTTTCAAGGCATAACTCGATTGCATCCTTCAGTGAAGACGCAAAACCTTCCGAATCCTCAGCAAGAATCGCCTGTAGAGTCGCCTCAGCAGCTTCCTCAAACGCTTCTCCGTAGTCCGACTCATCATCAGATTCATCAGATTCATCATAGTCCGGGTCCTCTTTGCCCTTGGGAGGTTTCCCGCCAAGCATGAGCGCTAGTACATTCTTGCCCTTTTTAGGCATAAAACTCTCCAAGGATAAAGGAGGGGGGCTAGGCCCCCCATCCCGTATTTATCAAGTATCTTCTTTCAAGATGGCAATGAAGTGAACTTCAAGGTCCGCCGCCAAACTTGTCTGAATGTTACCCGCATCATCAATAAGCTTGATGACGAAATTCCCGCCGTCAGTATCGGCAGCTACCGTATGTGAAACAATCACGGGGAACCCTGACTCACCAGCAGCAAGAGCAGGATTCATAATTGTAGCATTGATACTAATAACTCCGTCATACTGACGGTCCAGAGTAACGGTAAATGCCCCGCTGGAAACGGCTACTGAGTAGCCCTCGCCACGAACCGTGGCAACATCATCCGTAAATGAGCCAGCAACAATCGAGCAGTTTCCACTGCTCTGCATTGAATTTAAAAAACCCATAATATTCTCCTATTACGCCAGTGCTACACGGCAGTTAAAGCCAGGTGCCTTGCAGATAAGGTTTCCGTAATAACCCCAACGGTATTCAACACCGTCGTTGTTGGCTTCCCGAACGCCCTTGAGTCCGTCAAAGTCCAGAATACGGGGAGCAGCTCCAAGAGACTTAAGCGCCCAAGTATCCATTTGCAGCAAATAACCGACGTCAATCGGACAGTTGTGGTCTGCATGAACAGTAATCATCCCGGTAGGAGAAGCAATCTGAAGGCTTGAAAAGCCAAACTGCCCCGTAACATCCTTTGGGTCATACCGACGACGGTGGTTTGCACCATCAACCGCAGCACGTCCCTCAAGGCTAAAGGCCAACTCAGCCCAGTCTGTTGGGTTGCAGAAGAAAGCATCAGGACGACCACCCTCGCGAGCAGTTCTCACTGCTGCGGTGATGATAGTCTCTTGGACACTTCCATCATGTGAAACGCGCTGACCACCCAGTCGGGTACTGTCTGCGGCCCGATCGACACCGAAGTGAGAATCGCCAGAAGAAGCAATCGCCGAAGGGATCCAAGAATCAAGACCTGACATCTTGATGTTGGCGCCACCGTTGGCAGCGTCACCCTCAACGTACAGGAAGTCACTGGTTGTTAGGGATGGAATACCTGTCGTCGAATTGACATTAACAGTCAAAACATCAGTATCCCGATTAACAGCCGTAACCTCAAGAACGCCATCGTAAAGAGCACTGCCATCGGTAGCACTCCCCTTGATTCGCATCCCGACCTCAAAGTTGACC